ACTTCTGAGGATTCTGGGATACGTAGTCATACTATACGGTCTGGATTGAACTTTCTTGTTCAGTCTCCTGCATCCGATATTAATCTTCTTGGTGCAATCGATACTCATCGCTATGTAGTAGAGAATAAGATGAAAGCTAGGATTTTTGCACTTGTGCATGACTCTATCCTTGCAGAGGTTCCAGAAGAAGAGGTCGAAGAATATAGCGCACAGCTAGAAAAGTTTGTGCAACTAGACAGAGGAATTAGTATTCCCGGTGCCCCAGTTGGATGTGACTTCGAGGTTGGAGAAGACTATTCAATGGGCAAATTTGAGAAGCAATATGGCCTACTCGCATAAAGTCCTAGAACACTACAACAACCCTAGAAACGTAGGAAAGTTCGATCCAACTAAAGAAGGTGTTGGCACAGGAATGGTCGGAGCACCTGCCTGTGGCGACGTCATGAGACTTCAAATAGAAGTACGGGATGGAATTATCCAAGACGCTAGGTTTAAAACCTATGGATGTGGTAGTGCTATTGCCTCTTCCTCTCTTTTAACAGAGTGGGTAAAGGGTAAGAACCTAGAAGAAGCCGGAGAAATTAAAAATACACAAATTGTAGAAGAGCTGGGTCTTCCTCCTGTAAAAATTCATTGTAGTGTACTAGCGGAAGACGCTATAAAAGCCGCAATAAAGGACTACAAAGAACGACATGGCGATAACGTATAAGCAGTTTGATAGGGTATCTTTTCCTATTTTCAAACTTCCTTCAGATAACTGGTCCGAACAAGACGGCTTAGTTTACTTGGATGGGCTTTTGTTGGATGATAGAAACATGAGAGGGAAGACCCTAGGAATAAGAAGGTTGCAGACTCCTTTCAAGGATTTACTAGTATTAAAGAAGTCTTTACTAGATGTAATTGGACTCATAAAGCAAACCCCTTCTGCTTATATAGATAATGTAGGTTCTTTATTTACCTATGAAAAAACTATGATGGCATCTTTAAAATATCACAAAATAAAAAAGATAGAGAGAAAAGATGTTGCTAGTATACTTTGGTTAAAAGGTATAAACTTTCCTTTTAGACAAAGACGACCCCCTCTGCCCGAAAACACTTGGGCAGGGGTTTTATATGTTCAAGGAATGCCTTGGCTCATTTATGAGTTTTCAGAAACCAAAAAAACCAATACTCGAAGAAAAATTTAATCTTATGAGAAAAAAACAAAAAACTTTAGTCGGGTCTGGCTTAAGCCTCTGGGAAACAGAGCCCCTGACCCAAAATCAAATTCGTGCATTTGAAAGTGATAAGCATCTTGTACTTCATGGAGTAGCTGGAACGGGAAAAACCTTTATATCTTGTTATCTTGCATTTGATGATATGATAAAAGGCCTATACGATAGGCTAATTATTATTAGAAGTGCGGTACCTACTAGAGACATGGGATTTCTACCCGGCAGTGAAAAAGAGAAAAGTGCCGTATATGAAGAGCCTTATAAGAATATAGCTATAGAGCTTTTTGATAGGGGAGATGCTTACGATATTCTCAAAACAAAAGGATTAGTGCATTTTATGACTACTTCTTTTATACGAGGAATAACTCTAAAGGACTCCGTTATTTTAATAGATGAATGTCAGAACATGACCTTTCATGAGCTGGATTCAATTATTACTAGAGTAGGTAGAGGCTGTAGAATTATTTTTTCTGGAGACTTCAAACAGACTGATATAAAAAATAATGGAATACGACCCTTTCTAAGCATTCTTAAAACTATGGGATCTTTTGCTATAATAAACTTTGAGGTAAAGGACATTGTTCGAAGCGACTTCGTAAAAGAGTATATCATAGCTCGCGAAAAAGCAGGGTTGGGTGAGTAACGCTAAGATAATTTCTCTAGCTCAGGCAAGAGAGAAAGAGGCAGAGTTGGGAATGTATAAAGCGAAGCTAGATACTTTATACGCTCGACAGTCCTTTATCGAAGCCGAAATAACCCTGACCAATAAGATAATTGAACTAATAGAACAAGAAAAACTAATAGAGATTGTTACGAATGAAAGCAGTACTTAGTAATAGAATTTATATGGAAGTAACTAGAGAGTTAAAGGAAGCAATCAACTCAGAGCTTACATATACTATTCCTTCGTACAGCCCTATTGACCCGCCGCTGGTAATAAAAAACATGCAAAGGATAAATACGAATCTCATTAGTATTCCTATTGGAAGAACGGATCTTATACCAGATGAATATGAAATAGTAGATAAGCGGACTAAGATTCCGGTAGACCTTCCTGAGTTTAAGTTCGACTTACGTCAAAGTCAAAAAGACGTATTCAATGCAATCGAAGATAATGGTATTATCAACGCTTGGGTAAGCTGGGGAAAGACTTTTACAGGATTAGCTATTGCAGGTAAACTAGGACAGAAAACTCTGGTTGTAACTCATACAGTACCTCTGCGTACTCAGTGGGCAAAAGAAGTAGAGAAAGTTTTTGGTATTACACCTGGAATTATAGGTAGCGGAAAGTTTGAAATTGATGCTCCTATAGTTATTGGTAATACTCAAACTTTATACCGTAACTTACCCGCTATAAGAAAGGCTTTCGGCACAGTTATTTTGGATGAGATGCACCACGTATCCTCTCCGACTTTTTCTAGGATTATCGACTCTAATTATTGCAGATATAAGTTAGGGCTATCAGGAACCATAGAAAGAAAAGACGGGAAACATGTAGTCTTTCGAGATTACTTTGGACAAGATGTCTATAAACCCCCGAAGGAGAACTTTATGCCTCCGAGTATACACATTCTAAAGTCCGAGGTACGGTTTATGGATGGAAACAGAACTCCGTGGGCAAATCGAGTAACTGCACTAGCAAGCAATGAAGAATACTTACACACTGTCTCAATGCTGGCCGCGGCCTACGCCGCAAGAGGGCATAAAGTGTTGGTGGTCAGTGATCGAGTCTTCTTTTTGAAAGCATGCGCTGAATTGACAGGTGAGAACGCAATATGTATTACGGGTGAGGTCGCACATGAGGATAGAGAAGAGTACATGTCTGAAATTCGGAGCGGTAAGAAGGACATTCTCTTTGGTACACAGGCTATTTTCTCGGAAGGAATATCGCTAAATAACCTTAGTTGCCTTATTTTGGGCACACCCATCAATAACGAACCCCTGCTCACTCAGCTAATTGGAAGAGTAATAAGAAAAGAGGAAGGAAAGATAGACCCAGTGATTATAGACATACATCTGAAAGGAAATACTGCAAGAAAGCAGGCGTCGAATCGTATGGGGCACTACATAAAACAAGGTTATAATATAAAGCAGTTATGAAAAATAGTTCTTGACAAGGATCTTCGATCCGTGTATAATATACTCTCAAATTCACAATAATAGAGGAACATAATAATGATCTCGCAAGGTAAAAAAGCAGTAAAATCAGGACAAAAACTAGAAAACACTCTCGAAGAAATACTTATTAACAGGGGTATTCAATATTCGGCACAAGTCGTATTTACAGACTGTTATAATAATCCAAGATCAAAAATGGACTTTTACATTCCTGAATTGGATCTTGCTATTGAGTGCAAAAGACAAATGGTAAGCGGAACAGCCGACCAAAAACTCCCTTTTGCAATAGCAAACTTGGCTAAGTTTCCCGCACGAAAAGGTTTAGTGGTTCTCTCTGGAGACCACTACCATAGTCGAGCAGGTATAGCTATGTACTTAAATTCTCAAGTTTCAGATGTGTTTAACTGGTGTTTTGTAGAAGATTTTCCTAGCTATATAGAGGAAATTAAGTGTCGAGACAAAAAACAGGACAAAGACTAAACCCCACAGATTTTTATCCTACTCCGCCCTGGTGCTATGAAAACCTAGACATTGACTGGTCTATCTTTTCTTCTGCCCATGAGCCGTGTAGAGGAGATGGAAGAATACAGTTCTTTTTAGAAGAGGAACAAGGAATTACTTGCTCATATTCTGAGATTATGGAAGATAAAGACTTCTTTGACCATACAGAGAGTACTGACTTAATTCTATCAAACCCTCCCTTTAGTTTAGCAAAGGAGTTTATAGACCATTCTTTACAACTCTCAAATACTTGCATCATGTTACTAAGAATTAATTATCTAGGTAGTATTGGACGGCACACTTGGTGGAAGGAAAATACTCCTATAGCATTACATGTACTTAGTAAAAGACCCAGCTTTACAGGTAAGGGCACGGATGCTACAGACTATGCTTGGTATGTATGGGATAAAACAGATAGACTGAGTAGGGGGGTGTTTTTTGTAACTCCTCCTACAAAAGAGCAAAACGCACTAGCAAAGGAGTTAGCAGAAGAAGTTCTCGCTGAGCACAGCGGACATAGCTAAAAATAGTTCTTGACATCCTCCTTATTATTTAGTATAATATATGTTCTTATTTGACTGGTCGAAAATTTATAAAGCATCTGAAGGAAGTTCTCGGGAGGCGTTTCGTATCTTTACGATGGCCGTAACTCGGGAAATACCTAGGAATAGGCTTGATCCTATTTATAAATATTCGCAGAAATCTTTTTTGGGCAACAGCTATCTGTTACGCCCTACTCTGCTTATCGAGCGGTCTTATAAGTATACGAATAAAGAGTTGGCAGATTATATAGCTGCTGCCTCTTTTAGGTCGTATGCTAATTATAAAATTAGTAAAGATACGACATTAGACAGAGTCCTTCTTCCTATCTCTGATAGGAGAATTGATTCATTTATTAAAAACAACAGGCTACTTTACCTAGACGGTGACAGAGTTCACTTTCTACTAGAAGAAGTCAAATCTTAGGAAAAAAACATGGCAATTGCCTTTAACAAAACCAAAGGTGCTGCACAGAAGTCTAGCATCAGCTCGTTTACATATCGTGATGGCGATAACAAAGTACGGCTAGTAGGAGACATTCTTGCTCGTTACGTTTACTGGATTCAAGGAGAGAATGGCAAGAACATTCCCTTCGAATGCCTTTCTTTTGACCGCTCTGAAGAGCGTTTCAATAACAAAGAGAAAGACTGGGTTCGAGAGTTTTATCCCGACCTGAAATGCGGTTGGAGCTATGCAATGCAGTGTATTGATAACGGTCAGGTGAAAGTTATCAATCTCAAGAAGAAGCTCTTTGAGCAAATTCTGTCTGCTGCAGAAGACCTCGGCGATCCTACCGATCCTGATACGGGTTGGGACATTCAGTTTAAGCGTACCAAGACGGGGCCTCTTCCCTACAACGTAGAATACCAGCTTCAGCCTCTGAAGTGTAAGCCTCGTGCATTGAGTGATGACGAAATGAAAGCAATTTCTAGTCTGAAGTCGATGGACGACGTAATGTCACGCCCTACTCCAGATGCACAAAAAGAGTTGTTGGATCGCATTACTGCTAGTGCTTCCAGCGAGAACGAAATCGACGAAAGCATTGAAGAAGAATTTAACGTTTCATGATACTGTTCACGGCAGACTGGCATCTAAAGCTAGGCCAAAAGAATGTTCCAGTAAAATGGGCTGCAGAAAGATACCATCAATTCTTTAGGGATATCTATTCCTTAGAAAAAGATTGTAATATGCATATAATTGGGGGCGATCTCTTTGATCGCCTACCAACTATGGATGAACTGCAGTTGTACTTTTACTTTCTTAGTGGAGTAAGGATTCCTACTCTTATTTATGATGGGAATCATGAAGCTACTAAGAAAAACAGGACATTCTTTTCTCAGTTGAAAGAAGTATCTCGTCACGTAAACCCTCTTGTTAGTATTATAGACATCTCTTTTATTGATAAGGATTTAGGCTTTGGTATTCTTCCCTATGCTGATCTTCACAAGAGTAAAAGCATAGATTATCTATCCGATGAAATGGAAAAAGACTGGCCGCTATTTACTCACGTAAGAGGGGAGATTCCTCCTCATGTGAAACCCGAGATAAATCTGGATAGATTGTCAGACTTTCCTGTTGTGTTTGCGGGAGACCTGCACGCACATAGTAATACACAGAGAAACATTGTGTATCCAGGAAGCCCGATGACTACCTCCTTTCATAGACAGAAAGTATCCACTGGGTGTCTTCTTATAAATGAAAATACTTGGGATTGGATGTGGGAGCCGTTTGATCTTCCGCAGCTAATCAGAAAAACTGTCAAAGATCCAAAAGATATGGTTCCGACAGAATACGATCATACAATCTATGAAATTGAAGGAGATATTCAGGAGCTTGCAGCAGTAAAAAACTCAGAACTACTCGATAAGAAAGTAGTGAAAAGAAATACGCAATCCTCTCTAGTTATAAGTAAAGATATGAGTATGGAAGAAGAACTCTCTCATTACTTGTCTCAGATTTTAGATCTAGCAGGAAAGCAAATAGATAGCATACTAGGGACTTTTAGTGATTACTCTCAAAAAGCTGCAATGGAGTAACTGCTTTAGCTATGGCCCCAATAATGAGCTGGACTTAGATGATACTACAGTCACTCAGATAATTGGAACTAACGGTATGGGCAAGTCGTCCATACCGTTAATCATAGAAGAAGCCTTATACAATAAAAACTCCAAAGGCATTAAAAAAGCAGATATACCGAATAGGTATATAAATGACGGATACTCTATAAAACTTTCTCTTACAAAAGACGAAGATGAGTATGAAATTGATATTACTCGGAAAGCGGGTATTAAAATCAAACTTCTAAAGAATGGAAGCGATGTTTCTAGCCACACTGCTACGAATACATACAGGTCTATTCAGGAGATTATAGGAGTAGACTTTAAGACTTTCTCTCAGATAGTATATCAGAACACAAACGCGAGTCTACAGTTTCTAACAGCTACAGATACCAATAGAAAAAAGTTTCTTATTGATCTGCTACATTTAGATAACTATGTGGCTCTTTTTGAGGTCTTTAAGGCTTCTGCAAAAACGAGTGCTCTTCAGATAGCAAAACTTACCGGAGAGGTTGAAATGGTAGAAAAATGGTTGGAGTCCAACGATTTGAAAGATACCACCATACTGCCAATGTTAAATTTAGAAATTAAGACGGATGAGGACGAGACAGAGTTACGTTCTTTATCGTTAGAACTCTTAAATATCTCCGAAAAAAATAAAAAAATTGCAACGAATAACACATATAAAAATCTGCTAGGTAAGGTAAATATTGATGAAGTACAAAGGGCTCCTTTTGTAGAAAAGAAGTCCTATGATAGTTTACAGGCAGAAGTGGGAGAGATACGAGCTACTAGTACATTCCTTAAAAAGGAAATAGATACGCTCAAGTCTACTCCCGATATATGCTCTTCTTGTGGTCAAAAGGTTCCAAAAGAGTCTTTTGCAGAGTTACTAACTACTCATACTAAGAACCTGCTAGACGCGGGTAAGAAGCTAAAAATAGCTACTGAAAAAGTAACGGAGATAAAAGCAAGCAACGAAGAGGCGAACAGAAGGGCTAAGATAGAAGCAGAGTGGAAAGACCTATATAGAAGTATTGATGGTTCTCTTCCTTCTGAAGTATTAGAGAAAGAAGATTTGCTTCTTCAAATCACAAAAGTTTCTGATAGAATAGAGGTAGCGAAAAAGAAGATAAGTGCAATTACAAAAGAGAATGAGATACGTACTCTCTCAAATAATCGCATATCTATCATTCAAGCTCAAAGAGATTCTTTTATAGAAAAGCTAAACACTGCGGGAGAGAGGCTATCTGAAGTAGCGACCCTAAACTCTAACTTGGAGGTACTAAAGAAAGCATTTAGTACGAACGGGCTGATTGCATATAAGATAGAAAATCTTGTAAAGGAACTAGAAGAATTAACAAACACATATCTAGCAGAACTATCTGATGGCAGATTTACGTTGCAATTTATTGTAGTAAATGATAAATTGAACGTACAAGTGACAGATAATGAGAACATAGTGGACATACTTGCCCTTTCTTCTGGGGAGTTAGCAAGAGTTAATACTGCAACATTGCTTGCAATTAGAAAGCTAATGAGTAGTATTTCTAAGTCTCGACTAAACGTCCTGTTCTTAGATG